GGTTTGTTTTAGTAACCGCATTTAAGAGATTCAGGAATAGATTATGAACCGAACACCAACAAATCTGAAACTTTTAACAGGAAACCCGGGTAAACGGCCCCTGAATAAGTCTGAAGCTATCCCAAATTATGAGTTACCTAAAACACCCAGTGAACTCGATAGCCGCGCCAGAAAAATATGGCGGGAACGCGGCGCAAGACTGGTAAAATTAAAACTCATGTCGGAAATTGATGATGCTATTTTTATTGGATATTGCCAATTAATGAGCTGGGTTTTGCAATTAATGAGAGATGTTAAAAAAGAAGGGTTATTTATAGCGGTTTATTTAAAAGACCGTGACGGTGAAGTGATATGTGATTTAGAAGGTAAACCGATAATTGACGAGATGATTAAAAATCCAAAACTTCTCGAAGCGCGGTTAATGTTTGATAAAATCAGACTCATGTCCGCCGAACTTGGAATGACACCCTCCGCGCGTTCCGGGATATCGATTCCGAAAACAGACGAGGAAGATGAGATGGCAAAATATAATGAGCAATTAAAAGCGCAGAGGAAGAATGCTTAATCAATACCGCGCCGAAGAATACATTAACGATGTACTTAATGAAAAGGTTCTTGTTTGCGAACTAACTCGCTTGGCCGTGAACCGGCATGTTAATGATTTGAAGCGGCAGTGGATGGAGGATTTCCCTTATTATTTCGATGAAGCCGCAGCAAAGCTTGACCGTGACTTTTATAAATTTTGCAGACACTCTAAAGGAGAATGGGCGGGACAGATAATAGAGCCAGAGCCGTGGCAACAATTTATTGACTGGAATATTTTCGGCTGGAAGAAATTAGACGGTTCAAGACGATTTAGAGTAGTTTATGAGTGTATGGGGAGAAAAAACGGTAAAACAACAAAACTCGCAGCTAAGGGAAATAAATTTGTTGGTTTCGACGGCGAGGAAGGTGCTGAAATCTATACGACCGCGACTAAAATGGATCAGGCTAAAAAGCTTCATCAGGAAGCCGTCCGTATGGTTAAGCGCTCCCCGGCATTATCAAAACATCTCTCGGTACGAATCAATTCAATATTCAGTCTCGAAACCAATTCGATGTTTGTTCCTTTGGGGCAGGATAGCAAAACAGAGGATGGCGCTAATGTATATGTGGCCTTTGTGGATGAGTATCACGCACACCCCGATTCTGGTATGTATGATGTCATGCGTTCCGGTATGGGGTCGAGGCGGCAGCCGTTACTTTGGGTTATTACAACCGCCGGATTTGAAAAAGATTGCGCCTGTTATAGGGAGCAGGAGTATGCGGAAAACGTCTTGCGGGGAATCGTCAAGGATGAATCTTATTTCGCGATAATTTACACTCTTGACGACCCCGAAACCGAATGGATGGATAAAACCAAATGGAAAAAGGCTAATCCAAATCTGGGGGTTTCAATTTATTGGGATGATATTATAGACGAATTTAATAAGGCCGTTAATTCTCCCACAAATCAAAATGCTTTCAAAACAAAGCGCCTTAATATTTGGACGCAGGCAACCGCACTTTGGATAACCGATAAATCATGGATGCTCTGCCAGGAGCCGGTCGATGCGGACGCTTTAAAAGGGCGCAGTTGTTATCCGGCTTTCGATTTATCTACAAGTCAAGACTTTACAGCATGGGTATTATGCTTCCCGCCCGAATCAGAAAATGAACCATATAGATTTCTATTCCGATTTTTCCTCCCACAAGAAGATTTAGAGGAAAACGTTCCCGATAAACATCTTCTTAGTCAAATCAGGCATTGGATTAAAGAAGGGTATATTTCCACGACACCCGGTAATTTTATCGACTACGAATTTGTAGAAACGCAAATATTAAAAGATGCAGAAATTTATGACTTTCAAAAGATTGCTTACGACCCTCACAATGCGTCAAGTATAGTTACAAAATTAACGAATGAAGGTTTTGAGCTTATACCCTTAAATCAGGGTTACGCTGCAATGTCACCGGCTTCAAAGGATTTTGAAAACAAGGTTCTTGCGGGTAAAATAGCTCATGGCAACAATCCGGTTATGAAATGGATGATTAGCTGCACGGAAGTTTCACAGGGGCCGTCCGGGGATATTAAGCCTGTTAAACCCGAAAGACACAAATCAAGCAAGCGGATTGATGGCGTTGTGGCGGCAATAATGGCGTTAGATTCGGCGGTTAGAAATACGCCGGAACGTTCAGCATACGATGATTTTCATGAGGTAGTTGCAATATGAAAATAACAATAAGAGATTTAATAATTTTATCTGGTCTTGTTTCGCTATTTATCGGGCTTTGGCTCTGGTGGGTTCCAGCTGCGTTCATAATAACCGGAATAATAGTTTCGGGTTTCGGGTTTATAAAGGGTAAGTAAATGGGATTTTTCCCAACAATAAAAGAAATGCGATCCTCGCTTGCAACGCCTGAAAAATGGCTCGTGGACTGGTTTAAGGGTGGTGTGGAGACAAAATCTGGTATTTCTGTTAATGAGAATACGGCTGTTAATTTCTCCGCTGTATTTAATGCCGTAACTATTATCTCCGGCACAATAATGCAGTTGCCGTTTATTCTGTATAAAAAAGACAAAAACGGAGTCCGGGAACGAGCAACGGAGCATCCTTTATATGATTTAATGCATCGAAAAGTCAATAAACGCATGACTGCAAGCTTTTTTAGGCAGACTATGCAGGCTCATTTGGTACTTTGGGGTAATGCTTACGCTCAAATAATTTACGGCAAAGACGGCAGAGTTAAAGAATTATGGCCGCTAAGACCCGGTAAAATGAAGGTTGAACTTGTAAATAATGAGCCAAAATACACCTATCAGCGGGATAATGGCGGTGATTATGTATTCGGAGAGGGTGAAATTCTGCATTTAGCCGGACTTGGGTATGATGGAGTAATGGGTTACTCGGTCGTTCAACTCGCCAGAGAAACAATTGGCCTCGGTATGGCAATGGATGAATATCAGGCAAGATTTTACGGTTCCGGGACGCATCCTGGCATAGTTGTAAAGCATCCGGGGAAATTGAGCAACGAAACACACCAGCATCTACAAAAAAGTCTCTCGGATAAATACTCCGGGTTAGGTAATTCTCACAAACTTATGGTGCTTGAAGACGGCATGGAACCGTTCAAGCTTGACATGCCTCTTGCGGACGCTGAATTTATCGCTTCAAAACGTCATACAGTTGAAGATATTGCCAGATGGTTCAATTTACCGGTTCACATGCTCAAAGACCTCGAAAGAGCAACAAATAACAATATTGAACATCAGTCGATAGAATTCACACGGTTTAATATGGCGCCTTGGTTCACTTTGTGGCAAGATCAATGCGGTATGGTATTAATTTCCGAATCTGAGCAAAAAACTCATTGGTTTGAATTCATTTTAGACGCTTTGTTGCGGGCAGATACACAAACAAGATACGAGGCTGAATCAAAAGCGGTTTCAGGTTCAATTATGACTCCCAATGAGGTAAGAAAACTTGAAAACCTGCCTCCAATTGAGGGCGGAGATAGGTTATTTGTGGCAGTTAATCTTATGCCGATAGATCAGGCTGGGCAAAATATATTAAAGGCAGACACGGCAAAACGTGTCAATGCCCTGATTCAGGGGCTTTATACAGATGCATTCGGGAGAATGACCAGGGCGGAAGTAAACGGAATAAATAAACTCGAAAACAAGGACACTATCACGGTTATAACTGATTTTTACGATTCTAAGCGAGATTACTTTGAGAAAGTGCTAAATCCGGTAATAGAATTTCATTTTAAAGCGAATAATGATATAAATGCAGACGCTAAATTGCTCACAAGGATAATAATTGAGCGGTATATAGAAGATTCAAAGCAGGAATTATTTGATAACAGGGATATAAAAAACCTATTTGAGTCATGGGAAAAAACAAAACATACCCGATATGCGGAAATAACAGCCGCGAAAGTGGGGATTCAATGAAGAATAATGACATCGAAAGAAGGTTTATCCCGATTATAAATGCTGAAATGAGAGCGGATAAACAGGATGGGAAACGCTATTTGAGGGGTTATGCGGCTGTTTTTGGTCAATGGGGCTCGGAATCATACGGGTTCAAAGAGAAAATAGATCCCGGGGCGTTTTCGGACAGCATAAACAGTGATGATATACGTTCGCTTTTTAATCATGATATGAATCATGTTCTCGGGAGAAATATAGCCGGAACATTGACACTCAAAGAAGACAATCGGGGCCTTTACATGGAAACCCTGATAAACGAGGACGATCCGGACGCAATGTCTGTTTTTGCGAAAGTTGCAAGGGGTGATGTGACCGGGCAGAGCTTCAGTTTTACCACGGAAAAAGACTCTTGGGTTTATCCTGATGCCGGATTACCGGAGCGCACAATCGAAAGAGCAAAGCTTTATGATGTTGGCCCGGTAGCGTTTCCATTTTATGAGCAAACGGATGTGTCGGTTGCTCTAAGAATGATTGAAAAACGAAATATCGAAATAAATAAAATAAAAGCCGAAGAAAGACAAGGGTCTGGATTCGAAATCAAAATTAAAAAACTTAAACTGTATTTAATCGAAAAAGGATTTTAATCATGACAGACAAAATCAAAAAGCTTCGCGAAGAGCGCGCAAATGCGGCTCTCGAAATGCGCAAAATGCTCAACCTAGCAGAGGATGAAAAAAGAGAGTTGACATCTGACGAAAACCTTAAATATCAGCAGTTTAATAAGGTTATCGACGATAATGCCGAAAAAATCACACGCGAAGAAAGACTCGTTTCTATCGAAATCGAGATGAATGAAAACGCAAATAAGCGAATCGACGAGGGCGGAACTCATAATCAGAACAGCAAAAAAGAAGCCCGGGAAATTATTGAATCTGTAAGCCGTAAAGGGTTGGACTCGGTATCAAAAACCGAACTGGAAGAGGCAAGATGCGATGTTTACAGCCGTTATCTCCTCGGGGAAGATATTAGGGCTGAATCCCGCGCTTTACAAATGGACTCCGATATTTACGGCGGCTATCTGATAGCGCCCCAGCAGTTCGTAAATACGCTTATAATGGGGGTCGATAACGATGTTTTTATCCGCCAGTTTGCAACAAAAAACACGGTAATAAATGCAACAAGCCTCGGGATGCCGTCTCTCGATAATGACCCCGCTGATCCCGCATGGACAGCTGAAATCGCAACCGGAACCGAAGATTCGACAATGTCTTTCGGCAAAAGAGAGCTCAATCCTCACCCTCTAGCAAAACTTATCAAGCTTTCAAACAAGCTTCTCCGCGCGACTTCCAGCGGCGCAGAGGCACTCGTAAACGACAGGTTGAGATATAAATTCTCGGTTGTCGAAGAGAACGCTTACCTCAACGGAACCGGTGTCAATCAGCCTTTGGGCGTGATGGTTGCCTCAAATGACGGAATTACAACCAGCCAGGATGTTTCGACTGGAAACACGGCTTCGACACCTACATTCGATGGTCTCATTGAATGTAAATATTCATTAAAGGCACAGTACTGGAACCGGATAAGGTGGATATTTCATCGCGACTGTTTGAAGCTTATCCGTAAACTCAAGGACGGTGAAGGTCAATACATTTGGAAAGAAAGCGTTGTTGACGGCGAACCGGACAGAATCCTCGGTTGCCCGACTCACATGTCCGAGTATATGGGAAATACTTTCTCTGCGTCTGAGTATGTTGGTATTCTCGGCGATTTCAGCCAATATCACATTGTCGATGCTTTATCATTGACAATACAGAGACTCGTAGAGCTTTACGCCGCTACAAATCAAACCGGATTTATCGGAAGGCTTGAAACAGACGGTATGCCGGTTCTCGCAGAAGCTTTCAGAAGGGTCAAACTTGGGGCGTAAGAAAAAAATAATTACCGGGCGGTGAAATATCCGCCCACACAATAAAAATTAATTTTGAGGTATAAAAAATGAATCTGCTTAATAATTGTAAATTTGACTGGGTATTAACCAGTGATGCCGCCGCTTCAAATACAGACGCTAACAGTTCAATCCTCGACATGGCAGGTTTTGACGGCGTAGCTTTTGCAGTTGCAATAACAGACTCGGCTGCAACTGGAGTGGCAACCCTGAATGTTCAAGGGGATGCGGCAAATTCTGATTCAAGTATGGCTACAATCACAGGCGCCACTGCCACAAAGACATGTGTCGTGAATGACGATATAAACAACATGCTTCTGGTTGTGGTTGTGTACCGGCCGCTTGAAAGATATATACAGGGCAATATCGTTTCGGCAACAGCGAACATCGCTTTTTCGGACATGTTCGCAATCCGATACAAAGGCAAGAAATGCCCGATTACCCAGGACACATTAACAGTCGCGGCTTCAACATCAGTAGTCGGGTCGTAAATAACTATTTATTACTGGGCGGGCTTCAAAACCCGCTCAATAAATAAACCCAAAAATTAAAGGGTTAAAGAATGTTTAAAAAACTTGGAATATTGGCAATTATAACGGTATGCGCTTTGCTCATGGTGGGGCTGGCCGTGAACGGCTGGTCATACTATATAACAAAAGTCTATATGGCGCAGGGCGGCGACTCGCTTTGTGTACAAAGTACCGGCGTTATTAATGTGGCATCCGGCGGTAAAATTAATCTTGCATCAGGGTCAACATTTACGAACAGCAATGTGACCGCCGGAACATCAAAAGCGTCTAATATGCTTATTTTGGGCGCAACAAAAAATACCGATAGTTTAACCACTGCATATTTAAAAACTACAGCATTTGTTATAGGTTCTACGGCAGTTACAGCTACGGGTACTGAATTAAATTACCTAGATATTACAACCCTCGGGACTGGTGCAGCATCAAAAGCCGTTGTTCTCGATACGGGCGACGATTACACATGGCCTACAACCGGTATATTTACTTTTGGAGTTTTGAGAGACGGACCTAATGCCACTACGATTACGGCAACCGGAACAGAAATCAATAAACTCGCAGGAGTAACAGCCGGAACATCAAAAGCAAGTTCGGCAGCAGTTCTCGGAGCAACGAAAAATCTTGACAGCTTGACGGTGGACTATTTAAAAGCAGCAGCGCTGTTATTTGGAAGTCGCTCCCTTGTATTAACAAAATATCGAGGTAAAGCTGATGCCGAAAGCGTAAGTGTAAATATAGCTGATTTGGATGCTGATGATATGGCCTCAGCGATAGTTACCGGACGCGCACAGGGAGATTCGGCATTTGTTGTTCGGGCGGCTATTCCCGGGACAGGGGCAATAAAATTACATTTTTCAAAAGTTCCCGGGGATACTATTGATATTTCAATACAAACATGGCAGGATTAAGGGAGAAGCCCTAAAATGAAAAAAATAATACTGGTCTTAGGGCTTCTAATAACTCTTGTAGCGGGTTCGGTATATGCGGCCGGAACCGTTACGGAGAGCTATGGATATATTGGGGGGAATGTATATTCCTTAACTCTGACATGGATATCGGCAACAGATGGGTCTTTAACCGCACACACTACCAGCACTACCATTAAAGGATTTGTATTTTTAGCAACTACAAATCCTGATACGACTGCAGGTGGTGACGGACCGAGTGATAATTATGACATCACTGTAACAAATTCAGACGGCATCGATATATTCGGCGGATCATTAGCCAATCGGGATTCAACGGCTTCAGAATATGCGATTCCGCTTTTTACGACAGGAGTTTATTATACTCCAATAAGCACTGGCGTATTAACATTTACATTAACCAATAATTCCGTAAATTCAGCAAAAGGGAAACTGGTTCTTTATTGGGAGGGACAAAATTGAAGATTAAAATGAAAACCAGAATGAGTTCGCCAAAATATCAGGCCGCGCCTGATGAAATCATCGATGTTGATGAAATTAAGGGTAAAGAACTGATAAAAGGCGGTTTCGCGGTTCCTGTAACAAAAGAGCCTCCCAAAATAGAGCAAGCCGTGGCTAACAGGGGAAATAAAAAGTAATGAACCAACCTGATTATAAAGTCACTGTTTATTCCGAACCGGTAAACGAGCCGATTAGCCTTGCGGAACTGAAAGAGCATTTACGGCTAAATTCCGGCTCTTTCAGTGATAATTTCGATACCGACCAGTCGATATTCCCCGGGGATCATGTAGTCGCGGCATCATATAGCCTCGTCGGGACGGGGTATTCTGTTACCGGTTATGATGCGATGGTGGTTTTGAATGCCGCGACAAACGGAACCAACGGAACAGTAGATGTCAAAATTCAGGAATCCGATGATAACGTGACTTATACAGACTGGACAACCGGGGCATTT